CAAGACAGCCCCCCCATGTGACAAGTCACAAAGTTGCCTTGCCTGCGGAATTTAATATAAGCTCCAGGCTTTAGGTTTTTTGTTACAGCATTAACTAAACCTGTATCACCATCGGTAACCACCCATTTCCCATTCCGTTTTTGCCATTTCCATGCACCTACTAGACCGCCATCTGACGACTCATAGATAGTCCCATTGGGTTCATCGCCTGTTATTTTGCCATTCGTTGTAGTAGGTTTGTCAGGGCGACCTACACCAAGCACAACGGTTATGGCTTTAATATCTCGCCCGATTTGTTCTATGACATCGGGGAGTTGTTGTAAAAGGTCCATTAGCTATTTTTCCCACGTTGATAAGCTGCCTTTAAGTCCATTGCTTTTAAGGCGTTAATTTGCTCAATCACTCCATCTAAACTCTGTTTAAATTCCGTCAGTTTGCTGGTTAGTGCCTCAGGTGCACTGCTTCCGCTTGCTTTGAGTTTGCGTAACTCTTCTGCTAGCTCTCTAAATGTGTCTAAATCGGCTGATACCTCACCGCCTAATAGGTCATTTTTAAGTTGGGTGACCTTAGTATCAATTTGAGCCAAAATCGCTTTGTCTTGCTCGCCTAAGTATTGAGCAAACTCGGTTAAGAGTTGTTGAATGTTTTGTGTTGTCATAGTCGTCCTATTTTGTAGTTGAGTATTAGATCATTGATATTAGGGATTACGGGCGTGTATTGTTGATTGGTTAATTTAACCTTGAATACCCTCTTGCCTATTAGTTTCACCTTTATTTTGGGTTTATCTCTAACTTTGATCGTTATTGTTTTATCCACTAACCCACCTCTCTGGTCACATCTGCTAATAGAGCAAAATCTCCCCCAGCTAACGTGCGTACTAGTTGATTACCGTCAATGCTTTGCAAATCCCATTTAGCACTTTCCCAAGTGGCATTTTCGGTTTTATCATGGCTTATGCTGACCTTAATCAGGTTATTCTCGACAGTAATATCACCAGTTTTAGTGGAGAGTTTGATGATTGGCTCGCTTTTCTTAGTTGGCTTAATATGTAAATCAAACCGATACCCACTAAAATCAACCGCACTTTCATCTTCGTGCGTGACTTCAAACGCCCACCCTTCGTCGTCTCCACGAATCATTTCCAAATCGATTGTTTCCATTTCCCCTCCAATAAAAAACCGCCCGTAGGCGGTATCTCTAATAATTAGATGATTAGATAACAATTTGTCCTTGCTCTTTTAAGTAAGCATAGATACGGTCTAGATAGAGTTGATCCATTGTTTTGCCAATGTCATCTTGAGTTAGTGGTTGTCCAAAAATGCTTTTGGCTGCGGTTGGATCAATCCATTTATATTCCGAGATGATCGGCGTAAAGTCCGTTACGGCCCCATCATTGTCTGTACCAGTACCAAGTACGTATTTAGCATTAATTGAGCCATCCTCTTGTTTTGAGTATGCAGCAATCACCGAATACATTGGGTTTAAGATTTTGTTAAATGTCGTCATGGTTTTGTCCTTTGTTAGATAAAAGAAAACCCAGTCTATTGACTGGGTTGTGATTGGTTAAAATTAAGTTAGATATTAGATAGGTTTACTACGATCATGCTTGGGTATCTATCATCGCTTGGCTTAGTTGGAGTTGATGGAGCGAAGTATTTGCCATCAATCTCGCTCTCGGTCGTACATAAGTAGCTAACTGTGCGGTTATTCCCAACCTTTAAGCATTGATGTAGCATTTGATAAATTCCGAAAGAGCCACTAGAAATAGTATAGCTTGGCTGGGCTAATATACCTACTCTATGGTTATAATCCTTTATAACTTGGGGGGTGCTCCCAAGTCTTACTGCATCTTGAATTAGTAGCGGTTTTTCTGACGAATTAAAAACAACTCGCCCAAGCTTGTCAAAGATCTCAATGCCATATTTATCATTTGATTTATGAGCTAGCGTGAATCGATGTACGATCAGGGTGGCTTTTGCGTTTTTATTTTCAGGACAAAACCTGAAACCAACATGTCTCAGATCATCATGGTAGTATATAAAAATAGAGTTATATCTATTTAAGTTCAGCGGATCGTTATGACTTAGGTCTGACACAACAAAAACATCTGTTGGCTCGCAGTCCAATAAAGCCTCTGTTAGTTCGCCGTCCTTGAATTCTTGTGTTAGATTATGAGTTGATTTATAGACATAGGAACGATATGTCGAATCAATTTTTAAATCTGGTGAATTAATACCGAACTCAGGCATTTTAATATACTCCTATAATCAATTTATATTGATGTGGATTCTTCAAATTCCGAAATTGTGGATAACAAGTTATTTTTTTATCCTCAACTTTTAAAATAACCTCGCTTGGGAAAGTTAGCGCGCCATTCATTGGCAGAATCCACGCCACTAAGCGTTCTGATTCTTTTGTCGGATATGTAAAAGACACCTCTGACACACCAGTTACAATGCGCTCATCAACAAGACGTAGCCTTGATGTTGTTGAGTCAAAGATCAAATTTCCGTTAGCGTCAAACGTTTGCATTCCGTAAGATGACATACTTACTCCTTTTCCGCGATGCTTCTTTTTTAGATATAAAAAAAGTAGCCCAACAAGAGCTACCATGACTGGCACAATAAAATTAATCATGTAATTTCCCTATTTTAACTCTAACTCTTCCGCTCTCATCATAAACAACGATCTGATTATTATTCATAATAAGCCCTACATTGCCTTGATTAGCCCTCATCTCGACTTGCCCTTGGTTGCTCACCTTGAACCGATTGTTAATATTAATCGATCCGCCTGTAATGTCACCAAGGTCTGCACTAATTGCTGATAGACTAGTTACGTTTAATTTATCTGCAGTTAGAGAGCGTGCTGCAACATGGTCTGCACCAATACTCTCAGCCGCAACGTGTTTAGCCGTCACTGCTCCAGTTGCAATCTCATTAGCGGTAACACTATTAGCCGCTAATTGCTCGGTAGTGATTGTTCTGGTGACGATAGAGCCACCGTGTATTGCGGTAACACCTGCATTGACCCAAGGGCTAGGCTGTATAGCGTATTGAGTACATTCTTCGAGCATAGGACGAGCTAAAAACATCCAACAACCATTAGAATTTGATCCGTCTGCGTCATAGAAGAAGAAAAATACATCAACGCTCACACCATTAGGCGGTACTTGGAATTTAATAAACGCTCGTTCCGCATCATTGATACCTACAAAGGTTTTATTTCTAGGTACACCTACTGTTTTATGTAATAGCCATTCTCCGTTACGGCCTCGCACATCAATATAAATTTCAACCTTAGTGCAATTTTGGTTGCCCATATATGCGGATACGATATACCAATTATTTGCTGTAACGGGTACATTTTGATAGATACCTGTTCGAGTAGAGCCATTATTAGTTCGTCGATTATGGAAACGTACAACATTTTCATTAGGTAAATAACCGCCTTTCTTTAAACCATAATCAGGATCTTGAAAACATCTACGCTCACCCTTTTGGTTATTTACCAATCCAACTTCTGATAGCGTCCACCCGTGAGGCACACCATTTATCGGATTAGCAAAAATTGGGTTATACAATAAATTCCCACCCAGCCCAATCGCCAGTTTATCGGCTGAAATCTCCCCTGCAGCAAGATGATCTGCTCGGACTGCACCCGCAGCGAGTTTCGCCGCAGTAATTTGCCCATTAGCAATTAAATCACCGTTAATCGCTATCTGATCGTTAACTACTGATAACATTGATTTTGGCGACCCATCTTGTGCGTTTTTGACCACTTGGAACTTATCCGCCATCACAATAACTGAACTCTCGACATCCTTACCTGAATTAGCCGCCCCAAGTGCAATGCCAGCAATAGCAGTCCTGCCTCCAGCAATAGCCTGAGTTTTAATAGTGCGAGTTGCCGATACTTTACCCGATACATCGGTCACAGTCCGATTTATTTCGTCAATGCGAGCCGAAAATCCATCTACACGATTAATCTTAGACTCAGCAGAGCGTTGCCAATCAGTTCGAGCTTTAGTCTCTGATGATATAGCTCGACTAACCTCGTCCACCTTAGCTTTAGCATCAGATTGCCATTGAGACCTTAACACTTGTGCAGCAACAGTTGCCACTTCATCTTTGTTGGCTTTGGTTCCGCCTAATTGATTAATTGTCGCCTCAGCATTGCCAATACGAGAGTTAGCTGAGTTTTCCCACGCTATCCTCGTATTCGATTCATTTGTAAGCGATCGCTTAATGTCTTCAAACTGGATAACTGTCGTCAAATCTTCAGGGGCGGGGCTCCAGTCGGTTGCAACATTACCAATCTCTAATTTAGGATTAGTTGCAACGCAAGTTCCCCCACCAACCTCAACTTTAAATGAGCAGTTTGAAATACTTTTAATCGGCTTATCGAGTAACTGGATTGTTGATTTTAATCTGCCACTATAATCGCCTTGATGGTTACTTAACCAACACTCTACCCATGCGTAGCTATTATCCATATAGTACAAAAACATTGATAGCCCAACACGATTTCTCCCACCTCGTACAATACCTTTAGCATTAAGATATAGTGACAGCGTTAGTTTTTTCCCACGCCAGTTTTCTTTGGCCTCAGATGATACGCCCCACGACGAGCCACCCTCCGCTGAACGAAGTAGGTAGTTACGAGCACCTACATCAAAGTTAATATTATTAAATTCAGACGACAGCTCTGCTACTTTACGTTTAGCCTCTTGAGATTGTGCTACGGCTTGTGTCGCAGAATCTTTTGCTGTGTTGAGTTGGTTAATTAATGCATGATCAAGTTGATTTTGATTTAATTTTCCATCTATTTCAGATGCTTGTATTTTCGATGTGTATTGACTACCGTTCCATGTGTATAGTCTTCCATCGGCGGTATTGTATACTTGCTTGTAACCAAGGAATTCATTTACATTTAAACCTGTTACAGTCTTAATCATTTCAAGGTTACGAGCCGGTAAAGCAGTATCAATTACCTCATTTACAATGTTCTGAGATAGCTTTTTATTCAGCACCTCTAATTCGGCATCAATATCTACCGCACTTTCGCCTTTAATTCCAGACTGCTGATTAAATGGGCCAACATTCACACCACGAGTATGTCGCAACCAGTAATATCTAACCTGTTTTGCGCCAACTTCGTGCGTGTACATTCTTGCTGTGACTTTCGTCAAACGTTTGGCTGTTTTAATGTTATCTGTTTCACTAGTAAAAATTTCTGTCGCCGTCGCATCATCAACCCAATCCCACTCAAGCGTGATATTACCGAGACCGCCAGTTGTTCTTACGCCTGTTGGTGCTGGCGGTTTATTGATGGTAAAGGTCTGAGTTTTTTCGCTTAATAACTGTCCATTCTCATTTTTAACTTGGATAAGGACGCTATAATCCCCATTTTCGAGACTATCTATATTAAGATTGGGAGACGATTGCCCTAATCGTACGTCATATAGCACACCGCCTTTATAAATGCGGATGTCGTATTTTACGATGCCGTTACCTCCAGTCACGCTACTGTCAACTGATACGCTACCATCTGCATTTACTGCCACACCAATGTTACTAATTTGCGGTGTAGTAAGTACGGTCGTTCCTACCGGCTCAAACTTGGCGCCATTATCAACAATAGCCTCTTTTTGTGGCTCGTGTTGTAACGCCATAATGGTGTACTTGCCTTTATCCTCCTCTTTTACAGATAACGCCTTAAATAATTGGCTTGTTACTTGTTGAGTAGTTAAAGACCATACACCGTAGATTTCCAAACCTAGCGGCGGTTGATCGAGTGTTACCTCTGCACCATTGACTGAGATAATCTTAATATTTTGATGTTTAGCATTGGCATTGATATAGCTAAGATAACTATTACCGCTAGTAGTGATTTCTCTGTCTAATGTAACGGTTTTGCCATTGACTGCTAAAACTCGACCACCAATATTAGTACCTGCATAGTGCGTATCAGCGACTTTGATAATGTCGCCAGGGATATGCATTAACCCTTCTGCACCAACGGTAAAGGTAACGGTTTTAGTTTCTAATTTTTCTGTTTGCAACAACCATAAGGCAGTGCGGTGCGCTTGCCCTCTTGATGTACAGCCAAACGCCGTGATTTTCTTAATGTTTAATCCGTTTTTGCGGATAGATTCGTCATCAGAGACATACTCAATAGCCTTTTCATAGCTATTCTCTTTATCTGCATATTCGACCTGGATTGCGTTGTGGCGGGATTTTCTGGCTGAAAATGTATAACTAAATCCGTTTTCATCCACGTTGGCATTTGTATAAGTCCAGACTGGATCTGCTGATCTATCCATTACCACGGTTAGTTGCTGACCATTCCAAACTGGCATTGCTCTAAAAATTGAGCAAATGTCATTAATAACTTGGTAGGCGGAGCGTTGCTCTGTCAGCCAAACATTACAGGTAAATCGTGGCTCTTGTCCGCCAAATCCATCAGGCACTAATTGGTCACAATATTGAGCAACTTGATATAACGCCCATTTATCCGCACCAAACTCACCAAGTCTTCCACCCAAGCCATAGCGTTTATTCGTCACCACATCATAGAGCACCCAAGCAGGATTATCCGTCCAGTCAATTTTAAATGTACCATCCCACATACCGGTATATTGACGCGTACGGGTATCATAATTGCTAGGCACTTTAACTTTTAATCCTAGTAAGTCATAGGTACGAGTAGGAATATTGCTAAAATACTCTGAGTCAAATTTAACCCCCATCAAAGCTGTGTTTGGATAAGCAAACTCAGTATCAATAATTTCTGTGTAGCTCGACCAAATGGTATTATTTTGTAGGCGCTGTGTTGTGCTATCGTCTGTAGTTCTCTCGACTTTGACAATAAATGGCACGCTAGGCAGATTGTCAAAAGTATGATGTTGTAAATACTGAGAGCTATACTTGCCGCTAATTGACACAGGGTAAGTTCTTGAACCAATAGTAATAATAAAGTTTACGGATGTTCCGTTAGTGTCACCATTATCTTCTTGTTTAAAAAGCGATTGGACACCGATAGTCAAGCGTAATCGAGATACTTTTGCATCAGTTACTGTTCTTGTAAGCGGTAGATTTTTCTTAACTAGAGTGCCAACACCGACCTCTTTTTCGGAGGTGTTAAACCCAGCCATTAAATCTTGTACTTGACCGCCTACACGCCCCTCTACCTGCACATTTTTAAAATTATAAGAGCCGTCTTTGTTTTGTACTGGTGTTTTGTCAAAATAGATGGACTTCATTCCATCGGCTAAACCGTAAACCTCGCCCTCTGAAATTACTTCAACAATTTTGACAAGTTGCTTACTTCTTCCACTCTCTTTTGCCTCGACTGGAGTATGACCGCCACCACCGCCACCTTTACTCATTGAAAACTCCTTAAATTCCAGTATCCATTGTTTCTACGCCCTGAGATATGATGAGAGATCCAACCCTTATTCTTCCGTACGCCAATGGCATAGGTTTCCCCTGCGCTGTCATATTCGACAGGTTCGAAAATGCCGTAGATTGTTTCTTTTCTTTTTCAGTGCCAGTTTTCATCTCAGGCATTTTTGTGAGCATTTGAGCAACACCACCCAATAATAGAGATGCCCCAACAGAGCCAACTATCCAAGCGGTATTGGTGCTAATCAGACCAAATCCAAGCGGACCTAAAGCGATTGCACCAGCAATAATTGCGACACCCGCAATTACGCCAAATAATCCGCCACGTTTTGAGCCTTTTAAAACAGGAGTAAAATGGACTGTTGCATCATCTTTTAGTTTGTGGCTCAGCCCTTGCTCGAGATAGCGATTATCAAAGTAATCTCGCCCTACTCGCACGGTAAACAATCCTTGCTGGATGAATTGGCGCAATTTAGGAATTTGGCTCGTTAAGGCTTGGACTATCTCTGCTGTAGTTTGGCAATCTAGCCTAAATTCAGATCCAAACTGTTTAAGGCTACCGTAAAATCTAACGTTGACCATGCGTTGTATCTCCAAATACTATGAGTGTGTTTAAGCCAATATCCATCATATAAATCACGCTTAGATAATCGTTTTGGTGCGTGATGAAGTACCATTTGATTACCGACATAAATTGCTGCGTGATTGGGTACATCAGCTCCTATATTGATTAAAATAACATCGCCTATTTGTGGCTCTTTTACTTGCTCAAAACCGTGTTTTGCCATGTTATCTAGGTAGAGATTAAACCCATCTTCCCACCAGTAATCATCTCGTTCAAAGTCGGGCAAGTTACAACCAGATAAGCGGTAAAAATCTCTAAATAACGTGTAGCAATCCATTTCACCATGTTTAAATTCACGGCCAATTAAAAATGGAATCTTAGGAAAAATATGGATTTGCTCATCACAAACTAACCAAAAATCTAACTGGCTATAAAGTTGTGTTTGTAAATCAGCTTGTGATAGTTTTGGCTCTCCTTGTGGGTGTGAGTGGACTAAGGCCAAAACCTCGCCTTTCTCACTTGCTGCAATGTAATCTTCTGGCGCAATCTCAAAATGATTTTCCTTATCTTCTGCCACATTTTCGCAAGGGATAAAGACTTTTCCGCTATCCACTGAAACAACAAAACCGCAACTTTCTTGCGGTTCTTTTGATTTTGAATAACTAATAATTTCGTTATGTAATTTACCGTCCATTGTTACCCCAATTTATCAACGCTAACAAATCCACCATAGTTATGCGTATTGTTTCGCAACTTACATCCTGTCAATAATCCACTGCACTTATCCTTTTTAGGATCTGCTGTTGGTTGGTCTTTTTCATCTGCAACTGCTCTGCCTGTATAGCCACACTCAGAGCTACGATATAGCCAACTACAAGTAGAGGTAATCATTCTTGCACCAATTAATGCGTTGTCGGTTTCAGATGGCAAAGCCAGTGTAAACTGGGCAATATCTCGATTTAATGAGGATAATTGCTCAATCACAAAGTAACTTAACGCCTCTTGCGTTGGATCTGCTTTTTTATTGCCGTTTGCAAAATTCACCGCATCAAGATAGTGCATATAGACTAATCTTCGTCTGACAATCCCACCCAAACATTGATCAAAGCGGTTACAAAGTGCGGTAATAAATCCGTTAATATTTCCCATCGTGAGAGTTGGTCGATTACTTGGTCCATTACCTGACATTTCAAAGCCATCTGCTTTTACAGCAAATGGCTCAAATGTTTTGCCTTGCCATACGATAGATTGTGATTTTTCATTAGTGCCAGCATAAAAGCGATATAATTCACCATTCATGCCGTCATTATCTTTTAATCCTCGCAAATCTACCTCAAACAACTCAATGAGCGCATTTTGTTCGAGTTTGGCGAGGTTGAGTTTGAATTGGTTGCTGATGAGTTGTGGCATTGTTTACTCCAATAAAAAAGCCGCTTAGAGCGGCTTTGGTATATTAGTCTTAATTATAGGGGGGGGATTTGTTAATTTAATTTTTGGTAAAAACAAAGATATAGGCAATTATGAATAGTATAAATGTCACAACAAGGATTTTACCTATTGGCAACTCACCGCTTTCATTTCGTTGATGGTTTAATTGTGAAAAAAAAATTTGAAGATCTTCTATTTCATCTCCAGAATTAACATCAATCGCTCTTTGGATATTATTCAAATAAAAGATCGATTCTCCTTCTACTTCTTCGCAATACCCATAAATCGCCTTCTCTTCAGGAAAATAATTAGTTGCGTCCACATTTAATGTAAATATCTCGCCATCGGTTACATAATCAATTAATACTTCTAGATAGTCCTCATCTTTATCTTGAGTAAATTTCAATTTATCCCGTTTAGATATACCTGTTCCTGGTATTCCTAAATTACGATAAACGCCATCTTTCCCTATATTAATTGATGCACCTTTAACCCCAGCCGTGACACTTACACCTGATTTACTTAGATTTAATTTTACTCCCGGTAAAATTTTCTTTGTTTTTCTGAATCTAATAGCCACACAATCCTCCTAACTCAATAAAATTGAATGGCTAGTGATCCTACCTTATTTCAACTTTTTTATTTGTGATAAGGCTCTCAAATCAGTTAAAAACTTGTCGAAACTGTAATGAATATTCAACGTAAGGACCATTATCAATTTTCGACCATTCGGAGCAAACAATTAATATACGCTTAGATTCACCAGGAGGAATCCACTCAAATGATTTGTAACCGCCATGACGCATAAGGAAAGAATCAAGAGAACCAATCATGTTTCTTTCGCGTGTTTTATGGTATCTAATTGTTGCTGTGGTTGATAAAGGGATAGAGTTAATACTTTCAACTCTACGCTGCTCATAGCCATCGCCAAACTTAATTACATCAACTTTTGGCTTAAAGTCTAATTGCATCCCCCACTGCACTTTAAAATCAAATAATTCCTTCATAATTTTACCCCATTATTCCGCCACTTCTTGTTTCAGTTCTGAGCACTTCATAAACCTGAGCTTTAGTTAATCTAGCAATATTCGCTGCTAAAGCAGGATCGCCTTCCCCATCACCGAAGTTATTTGTTTGGTTAATGACAACCGTCTTACTATTTGATTCACTCAATGCTTTATTTAGATTGGAATTGCTAGTAATCTGCCCACTTGCTCCTGGCGTGAATAACTCAGGACCTTTCTCCCCAACAAGATAGGTTCTTCCTCCGCCAACATAACCACCACTTGCACGAGCCCCCGAAATAGTGACGCTTTTAAGTTGATTCAAAACTGCAGCACCTTGACTTGCAACAGCTGCCATATTCGCAAATTTCTGTGCTGGCGTAACTGCTGTAGGGTCATTCATAGCTTTCATAACTGCGGCATGTAAGTTAATTAAGGACTCTGCGATTTGAAATGATTTAGAGATAGCAAAAAGTGTTCTGTATGCAGCAGATTGCTTGCCACCTGCCGATTCCGCCAATCCTGCCAACCCATCAAATAATGATGCCGCGATATTTAGCTGTGTCGTTAGCGCTTGTCTATCTAAATCTTCCTTGCGTTGCCGATACTGATCTTCTATTAGCGCCTTGGCCTCTTCGAACTGTTGAACATTGATAAGTTGCTGCTCATACAGCTCTTGCGCCTTAACTAGCTGATCTTCTCGAGTAATATCACTTTGGACATACGGATCATTACCTGAACCACGAATATCATTAAAAAATGACCGCACTTTATTTGCTCTGTCATTATCTTCTTTGATTTCTTTGGCTTTCTGTTTCTCTAACGCCTGATCGTACGCTTGGGCCTCTAGTGCTAAATAATGCTTTCTTAATTCTAATGCACTTCCGAAATTTCGCTCTTTAGCCTCTTTTTCAGAAATAGCCATCTTATTAATCGTCTTTATGCGTTGCTGATGTTGCAAGGCTAGTTTTTGCATTTCATTGGCATACTGCATATCTAAAGACGCAACATCACTCGTTTTACTACCTGAGTCATGTTTAGACTTAACAGATGTTTTCTTATTCTCGCCTTTGATTATTGCGGCAAGTTGCTTATTGTAATTTTGCTCAAGTTTGCCAAGTTCTGAATTTCTCAATTGGTCAATTGTTTCAAAACCACGTTTTTTAATTTCAACTTCACTTAGAACAAGATTTTGTATCGCTTTCTTGTCTTTTTCATGTTGCTCTGTTAGCTTTTGTTGTCGAGATTTTAGTTTATCTTCAATTTTTTCGAGTTGAGCCTTACCAGCTTTCTCTTTTTCTTCTTTCTCTGCTTTCTTGCGATTAGCCTCTGCAGCATCCGCATCAGCCTTTTGTTTATCTTGCTCTGCTTTTAATTTCGCACGAGCTTTATCTAGGTTGGCTTGCTGGCGTTCCATTTGGTCCCGCATTGCAGCCAACACCTCATCGCTACCATCAAAAGCCCCAGATTCAAACTGTTGTTCTAGAGACTTTTTGGATTTCTCTAGGATAGATATTTCATTCTCTAAGTTTTTAACATGGGTAGCAGTATCAACCCCTTTCATCGCTTTGGTTAAGTTAATAAAAGCGGTCGAAAGACTATCTACCGCACCTTTAAAAAACTTAGTAATACCTGTGGTTTCGGCAAACTGTTCTTTTAGTTCATCTGTTGCTTGCCCTAGCGTATCTAGAGCGCCAGATAATGTACCATTTGCTGATGATTCACTAGTGCCGCCAACACGCTCTTGTAACGCTTTAAATATAACTTCTTGCGACTTAGCTTTATCACCAGTTTCAACAAACGAATTGATTAAATTCTGCTGTTCAGAGGTAAGCTCTATGCCTTTTCTTTTTAGGATAGATATTGCATCGGCTGGACTTTCTAAAGCGCGCCCAAGGTTTCTAGCCTCACTTGAAATATCAGTACCAAATGTTTCTGCTAAATCTTGAGATAGCTTGATTGCCTCTTTAAATGATTCCCCAGTAACGCTTTTAAATGTCATCATTACTGACATTGCTTGGCGAACACCGTCTGTACTAGCAAGCGTATTCATCGCAACAGAACGAGCAAATTCATCTAATTGTGAAGAAGAAAAACCAACTGCTGCGCCAGTTGCTCTTAATTGAGCCTCTGTTCTGGCCATGTAACGCTCGGTTTCTTCGTAAATTTTTATCCCATCACCTAAAGAACTTACGAAAGAAACTACTGCACCTGTGGCAGCTAATGCCGCTGTAGCTAATCCACCAATCGCAATTTTAGTGAGATTAATACCACCATGCGTTTTCCCAAAACCATCTAGAGATTTTTTAGCCTTGTTAATTTCTTCTGTAAACTTGGCTGTCTCTGCCTCGAGTTTTATTTTTAAATTGCTAATCTGGTCCAATTCTCAATACTCCTGAATTTGCAGCAGACACTTCCATCATTTCCTCATCCGTCATTTCTTTTGGCGGATCATCAGAATTAAAGATAGAAAAATCTCTAGCGGTTACAACCTGTTTTGCAGCTGCGCAGTTATAGACCGAACTTGTGATTATTCCGTAGCCATAATCAAGCATTTCAAGCGTGAATGGTCGTGCTCCGAAATATTTATACCAAGAAAAATACTCCGCAAGAGACATCTCACGGAGCATTCTTCGGTAGTCTGCACGCTTAAATTCGTGCGCAAGTTTTAAAACAAAATCAAGTTCGGCCTCTAGGCGTTTTTTACTTCACTATCCGTACTCTCAGTTTCTTCACGCCCCTCAGATTTAGGGAAGTTACACACATTTTGAACAGCCTCTAAGACCAAATAAAAGTCGCTATTGGTAAGCGTTGTTAATACTTCTTTTTGCAACTCTTCAATAGTTTTATCTGTTTGAGAATGTGACAATGAAAAAGCGATTAATCTTGCGTGAGCCAACAAGTTATTTCTTGTCATTTGATTCAGTTTTGCATTAATTTCCTTTTCTGTATCTTCCGATTTGATTGGTTCGGGTTTTTCTAGGGAATTCATATACTCGATATATTCGAGATAATCTAAAGCTGATAACTCCGATAACTGAAGAACTTGACCACTGACTTCAAACTCGATTTGTTTTAACATAATTAATCACCTGCTTGATTTGTTTCAGCTAATAACGGTTTACCAACATTGGTTAGCTTGATTGTACGAGTCATTGTCTCATTTTGTGGGACAGCTTTACCTAAAGATGAAACCCAAGCAAAATATACATCTCGTGTACCGTTTGGATATACAACAAGGTAAAATTTCTTCTTACCGCTATCAAAGTCTGTGACGATAGCTTGTTGCGCAGTATCGCCTGGTAGCCATGCAAGAGTGATTGATGTTTCACCCGCTGATTTAGCACCTTGACTTGTTGACTTCCATTCTGCATTTGGATCATCTAAGTAGTTATCTTCATAACTTTCTGCGGTCACTTCGCCAGGCGATAACTCTTTAATTTTTGCAATACGCTCCCAGTTGTCGGCTTTTTTAATTTCTGCCGCTGAAATTGTGCCACCTTGAATAGCGGTAGTTTCTTTGTCATCTTTTAGACGGAAAAACTGAGTGCCTGCGCCTTTCATTGGTGTAGTGTCTTTCTTAGCCATTATTGACCTCATAAGTGATGTTGTATTGAATGTCGGCAGCGATCCACGTTGCCATTTGTTCGTCTTGCTCGTAATCAAAAGACGAGAATGCAGTTGTTTCGGTTAGGCTTACTAATGATTCTTCAACGATGCCGCTTTCATAGATTTCTTGCGCAAGTTTATCTAGGTCATCTTCTCTAGATGCTGAGCGCATAAATGCTGCAACATGTAGTGTCGCGTGTAATGTTCCGTCTAAATAACCAGTGGGCGTAACATTACTAATAAATACCGCTACTGTTGGACTCTGTGTTTCAATATCGGTGAATGATGGCTTGCCATTGCTAAATTCCTTAACTTTTGGTAAATGCGGTTGTAAAGCATCAATCACTGCCTGTCTGATCTTCGAATGAATTTTCATTTTTTTACCACTATCTGTATTTGCCTAATTAGTTGAGTTCTCAACTCCATTGGCATTTCCTTTTCGTACGCTCGTTTAACCTCTGAGTGAAATGCCTCTGTAAGTGGAATTTTGAGTGGAATTTTGACTACATCGATAGGATAACGATCTTTCCCTTGTCGTTGCATTACTTGAGTTCGACCATTCTTAAGCTCTTGAATAAACGACCGTTGATAAAAACGATTCCCGACTTTTAGTTGACCTTTATTTTCGCCTCTTCGAATAAATCTCCCATCACCTTTAACTAACCGGATAACGGGTAAATTTCCTCGGTTAACTTTAATAAATGCACTTAATCGTCTTGGCTTGGCTCGTTCTAGTTTCGCTCGCCCTTTAATAAAGCGATTAGGCACATCCACTTTCTTGGACGTATCTATTACAGCTCTCACCATAACTTTTGCAGCAACATTATTAATCGTGCGCGCCATAGCTTGAGGGACGGCTTTTTTATCAATATCCGTTAGAACCTTTTTGGCTTTTTCGATGTCGTCATTAATTACCATTAGTAACTCGCATCCTCTTCAAGTTGAAGAATAATCGTTCCCGAATTAAAGCTGAAACCACTGATAATATAATCAATGTTATTTATTGTTACGCGGTCATTTTTCTTTGGTTTATAACCAGAAGATTTGAATAGCGTAAGTGTGCGATAAACCCCATTAATTGGCTCAACTTCTTTAGGTGATTCATCTAAAACCGCTTTATATTTTTTGCCGTTGATAACATAGACGGACATCATCACATCTGATATGACTCTGTCCGCCTGTGCGAGTGCGTCGTCAAACGGACTAAGCGTTGATCTTGACATCTACAGTGCCCATCGATGCGCCACTAGCATGCCAAGCAATCCCTAAACGCTTGTTACTACCTGCGGTAATGGTTGCACCATCGGTTGCTGACCAGTAAACAATTGCACCTTGTTTAATATCATCTTCCGCTTTTGCTTTCACCGTGAAAACACCAGTGGTTAAGCCAACGCCTGTCTCATTTTGTGCAACATCAGATACTGAGATTGCAGCAAGGTTTTCTAACATTACTACATCACCGCTTTTTACAGCAGCGGTAGCGGTAAAACGAACGGTGTTTCCGTCTTGCATATAGTTTTTAGCCATATTTAATGATCCTTTAATTGTGATAATAAAAAACCGCACTTCGATTAAAAGTGCGGTCGTTATTTATGGGATGTTAAGTTACTTATTGGTAACTTTTACAATTCCTCGGTAATCAATCACGTTAACACCTGCATCAATGCGCACCTTCGTAGATACACCATCAACAGTGAAGCCTTGTTGTTGCTCCATGTATGGCGTATCAATGCCGTCAAGGTAAGAAACTTCAATCGCTTCTTTGTTGATTAAGTACCAAGATTTTGGATCGGCAACTTGCAAACGTGCGGATTTAACTGTCGGCACAATGTCGCGGATTGGATTGATAATGCCAGAATTGATATCAGCCCCCTCCACACTTGCTGAACCTAGAACTTGTTTAGCACGGGTGTAAAGTGAGGTTGGTAACAACATAAAATCAGGCTCAATCGCTAATGGTTCACCACGAGTATTGACAAAGCCATTCATCATTTGAATTGCTTTATCAATATTGGCCACATCTAATGCGGCATTATCAAATGAGTTTTTGTGCGAGGCATCAAATAATTTTTTGCCATCTTGCGCAATCGCGTTACCAGTTAATAACGCAAACACTAATTTAGCGATGGTTGCACGTGCCGCTTGTCCCATTTTTTCAGGAATTTTTGTCAACAAGTGCATATCGTCATTGATGATTGCTTGACGAGTAATGCTAAATAATTGCCCATAAGTCGCTAATGCAACGCTAGCACCCTCATCACCGATTGTGCCGTAGGTGTACTCTTCACCCTCACCGACTTGCGGTAAGTAGCCAAAATCACCCAAGCCAACACGTTTCGCTGCACGGAAGTCGGTTAATGTGCCACGAGAGGTAAACTGATCAAAGTTTTCCGCTGCGGTTTCCCAACCTTTGAGCAAGGATTTGTGTGCTACATCAATTAAGATTTGACCAAAGTCAGAGCTTGAGTGGGTAAATGCTAAGCCAACCATGCCCATTGCATTTTGACCTGCAACGCTAATACCACGATCGACCAATGACGCACGAGCAAGCTCACGCAAGGTCATTGCGTTGTAGGCATTATCTTTAGCGTCTGCTTTATCTTTGTCGATGCCTGCACGAGCTAACAAAGATTGTTTCACGCTATCGCCAACGATGTTGCCGTTACCTGCATAAGGCGTTGCAGTTGCACTTGGGGTTGTACCTGCACCAAGTTTTGCTAATAATTTGTCTTTGGCTTGATCTGCGGTAATTGATAAATCACCTAAACACTCCACTAACAAATCATTGTGCGTAGTACCAAACGGTGCAAATACCGCTTTAATGTCAGCGTTGCGTTTATTTAATTCGGCTTGCACTTGTGCAGTGTTATCTACCGGAGCTGTTGGCGCTTGATTTACCGGTTCGGTTGGTGTTGGTTGTGCAGGGGTTGATGTTGCTTGTGGTGCGGCTACGCCAGCGTTGCCTTGTGGCTTAAACAACATATTTTTAATTTCATTAGGCATTTTTTCAAAGTCCTCTAATTTTCTTGATTTAATAGATGCCATCGCCACAAGTGGTTCGGCTAGTTTGTCTGCAAATCCTTGTTCAACGCATTCTTTTCCGTTGAGCCAAGTTTCTGCTGATAGCATTTCTGCTAATTCTTCAGGTGTTTTTCCTGTTTTGTTTGCATAGGCTGGGATTAGCGTATTTTCGACCTTGTCTAATAGGTCAGCATACTTGCGCATATCTTCTGCATCACCACCTTGGATACCCCAAGGCTTATGGATCATCATCATTGCATTTTCCGGCATGATTACCTCATTGCCCGCCATTGCAATAACGCTCGCCATACTTGCCGCTAAGCCGTCAATGTAAACCGTCACATTTGCCGGGTGATTTTTTAGCAAGTTGTAGATAGCGATCCCGTCAAATACATCGCCACCGGGTGAGTGGATGTGTAGGTTGATTTGTTTAAGGTTGCCACCTAGTGCTTTTAAATCTTTTGAAAAGCTTTGAGCGGTAACCCCCCAGAATCCAATTTCATCATAGATTGAGATTTCCGCAGTATCGGTTGCTTTAGCTTTAATTGAGTACCAAGACTGGTTATTCGTCTTTGTCACGCTCGCTGTCATCGCTACCGGTGCTAAAATTATTTTCTGTTTTCGCATTTGTTGTACCTGTATTAGTTAAATCTGTGTCAAATTTGAGCCCGAATTTACGGTTTTCTTCAACCTCCACTCGTCGTCTACGCTTAACTTCCGCTGGATTGCTACCGCTTGCTCGTACAGCTTGGCTTTCGGTTGCCAACCCACCTTTGATGCGCTCTTTCCACGCTTGCGCCTCTTTTGTCGGATCGATCCATGGCATCACAGGTCCGCTATAAACGGCGTTATAAAGTGATGCAGGATCAATATCGACTGGCACCTCAATTTCACCGCTGACAATCGCCATTTTCAGCCATTCGCGGTAAATAGGGCGTGAGATGTGCGCAACAAAGGTATCTTGTAAAACGGAGTAACCCTCAAAGCTCTCTACCAACTCTTGGCGCTGGCTTGAGTAAGTGCCGTTATAGTCACGAGCAATGCTTGAGTAACTTGAGCGAGTACCAGCCGCCGTTGCTCTTAATTGTCCGTTTCTAAAGGTTTCAAGGCTAACGCTTGGTCGG